GACATTTCAACTACTGCGACAGGATGGGCCGTATTTCACGGCTCTGACCTTGTCCGTAGTGGTGTCTTAAAGCATAAAAGTAAGTCGTTCTTTGAACGTGGGCGGTTCATGGCTAGTGAATTGCGAGCGATTCAATCGAGAGCGCTCCAGAAATACAACTGCCATTTTGAATCGATTGTGGTCGAGAAAAACTCAGTCATGGGGCCAAATCAGCAATCTATGATCAGTATTGGAATTGTGACAGGCATCATTCTTGGCCGACTGATTGCTGACAATGTGTACTTCGTGAACGTGTCGACCTGGCGCAAGTACTGGAAGTTTAGTCACAAGGACCGAAGTAAAAAATCAATGAAGCTGCAGGCCGTTGTTAAGGTGTCTGATGAATTCGACCTGAACGTCAAAGACGATGAAGCTGACGCTATCCTGATTGGTTCATATTTTGTAAACCATGGTCACGAATTTGAAAATCTGGAAAGCCACAAGGTGAGTTAAGGAGTTATAAGATGAATAAGCAGGAATTGATTGAAAGAATTAAAAAATTAGATGAATCATACTTAAAAATGGAACTTGTTTTAGAATTAGTCAAACAACTAGAAGAACGAGAACCAGTCAAAGTTCCGGAGTTTATAGAGGACTGGATTTTTAAATGCCAACTTTTAAATAATTTTAGCTTGAGTAGTGCATTAGATAGTAACACAATCCATCTCTACGCTAAAAAAAGCGAATTCGTGAAGAAATGGCTTAATGATAAAAAGAACCAAGAACTTTTCGCTCGAGCATGGTTGACTGACTATGAGGCTGAGAAGGAAGCAAATTACAGAGTCAAGTTAAAAAATACAAATGACTATTTAAACGAAACAGAGGTTGGATTTCATTTTTACAACAATTGGAAAAATAACAAAACATTTACACGAAAGGAACTAGAATATTCTGATTTTAGCTGGGTACTTGATTGCCCAGGGATTGAGCTTGAGGAGGTTGAGGAATGACTGAAATAATATTAAAGAACCCTTATTTTGAAGAAAAAATCAAGGTGAAAGAAAGTTACAAGCGTATAGCTAATAGTTTAGATTGGATAGAAACAGGTAATTTAGAATTTCTGACACTACAACAGATTGAACCTACTGAAACTATCATTACGATAAATCCTAAACACTTTGCAAAAATTGAATTTTATAAAATAGAGGAGGTGGATGGATGATACAAACGCTTGAAGAAGCAATGAAGAATCAAAGTAAACGCATAAAAATCCCAAGAGAAATCAGACCGTTTGATGTGGGTTATCGAATAGTAAATAAATACGGTCAAGCGCTCGCTTTAAGAAATGGGGCAAGTATATTTGCTTTACCTTCACTAGCCGAAAAAGCGATAAAGAAAGAGTTTGGAAAATATGATCCAGACTTTGATATCGAAAAACATTTTGTCGAAGAGGTCGCTGTTGTCAATTTAAGTAAATTTCACAGTTTTTTTGAGGAGGTAGAGTGATGGCATTGACGCTTGGAAGTAGTATTACTGAGCTTATTCTTGAAATTGGTAATATTTTAAACTCTCCTGACAACAATACAACAACTTTCGAACTTGAAATTCCAAATCAGTCTTTCTTTCTAGAAATAAATGTGAAACCAAATAAAAAGGAAAAAGAGGCAATGAATCCATATGTTGTGAAAAAAATTATGAGAGATGAAAACTCTGTTTTCGATAAAGACAATAATTACCACAAACAGAAGGAAAAAGAAAGACATAATCCGATCTTTAAACGAAAGAATTCAAAAAAGTAAGGAGGTGGACGATGAGTTATGATTTACCAAGCGAAATACAATTATCTGAAGAAGAGACAGAACTTGAGTATTACGAACGAATACTCAAAATGCTGCCATTATATCCTACCCCTCTTCTGACACATGCTATAGCTTATGTCTGTACCAAAATTGACCGATTGAAGGAAGCTGAAAAACGAAAGTTAGATAGCAAGGAGTAGAGTGATGGGAGATATAAAAATATTAGACGCTTGTTGTGGCAGTCGTATGTTTTGGTTTGATAAAAATGAGAGTCATACAACTTTCATGGACATCAGACAAGAAAAATTTGAAATACATAGGAAAAAGGTAAACGTAAACCCTGACGTTGTCGGAGATTTTCGTGATATGCCATTCGATGATGAAACATTTAATCTAGTAGTATTTGATCCACCACATTTGAAATGGGCAGGTCAAAACTCAATTATGCGATCACAATATGGCCAGCTGGATAAAGTTACCTGGTCGGAAGATTTAACCAAGGGTTTTGAAGAATGTATGAGAGTTTTAAAAGTTGGAGGTACTCTAGTTTTTAAATGGTCTGATTGTCAAATCAACGTCAAAGAAGTTCTTAAATCTGTACCTTTTAAACCGTTGTTTGGACAACAAAGAGGTAATACGCATTGGATGACGTTTATGAAATTCGAGGAGGTCATAGATTGAAACGATTCATAGCAATCTGGATTCTGCTATCTGCTGGATTAAATATCTGGCAGATGGACAGGATTCGAGATTTAGAAGAGAAGAAGCCGATGGTTATCTATAAGGCGGATAACGCAGGCACTGAAGTATTCGGTAAGGTCGTCGAGAAAGGACGACACGGCAAGCTATACACGATCACAATTCGTGATTACGGGGTGTTCGTAGTTACGAAGGACGTGTATGAGAAGGTGAAAGTTGGAGATGAGGTAATGCTGTGAAATTTCTTGACTTATTCGCATGGATTGGTTGTTTAAACCTTTAAAAAGAAAGAGGAGAATAATGGCAAAAAATATTTTAATGGATTTAGCGTTTGAGAATCTTCACAAATGCATGGGAATTTCTGATTGGAACGAATCTGATGAAGTAATTCTTATTAGTTCAGCTAATAAAGAAGAAATTGAAGCAGATAAAAGTTATCGTTCAGCCGAAAAATGTAATTATCTTGGCAAACGAATCTGTATCTTTTGCACACAGGTAAAGAAAAATAATTACATTACGCTACATAAATCTATGTTAGAAAAAATCATCAAGACAATGGAATCATTTACAGATGTTGAATAGGAGTTATCATGAACACACTAGAAAATGTAAAACAATGGTTTATAGACCGTGATTTAGAGAGCGGTGGACGGCTGGACAAGCAGTCACTTAAACTTAGTGAGGAGTTCGGTGAATTATGTGCAGGCTATCTCAAGAAGAATGAGAAGCTAACCAAAGATAGCATTGGAGATTGTGCAGTCGTGATTGTTGGTCTGGCGTTGTTGATAAAAGCGGATGTGAAGGAGATTTTTAAAACATCAGAAAATGATAGAGAGTTAATGATATGTTTTAGTCATTTAAGTAGAAATATAAGCGATTTTCAGATTTACCAAGATTCATTTTGTAAAGATCGTAAATTAAGTCTGATACGTACAATTCGGTGGTTAAAATCAATCAGCAATGCACTTGGTTATAGCTTCGAAGAATGTTTTGAACTGGCTTACCAAGAAATCAAAGACCGCAAGGGTCGTTGGATTGACGGTTCGTTTGTTAAAGAGGAGGATTTGGTATGATACCAAAATTTAGAGCGTGGATAAACACAGAGAAACGTATGATTAAAACATGTGACCTTCTTGATATTGACTATGAGAATGAAGTGGTCACGACTCAACGAGTTTACTTTTACTTTGATAATGGTTTACCAGACGGTAGAGATTTAGATAACTTTGTTTTTGAAGAAATCGAACTCATGCAATCAACAGGACTCAAGGATAAGAATGGGAAAGAGATTTTTGAGGGGGATGTAGTTAGACAAGTACGAACCCAACCAACAACGGAAAATGAAATAATTATAGGTGTTGTAACCATGATTGAGGGCGCTTGGTTGATTATGAACGATTGTGAGCAATTAGCTAGCAAATTGTGGTCAGAAACTGACGAAAACGAAATCATCGGCAATGTTTGGGAGGATGGTGATTTAATTGACGGTAAAAAGACAAGCGAAAATTGAATTTAGTAATGAGTGTGAATGTCTTGTTGATTATTCTGAATTAGAGAAGGCAATCTTGTGGTATCAGAAAAAAACTTCTTTAAGGAGGAAAAAGATATATTTACACGGTCACTATCCTGCTGTTTCAATTCATAACGAAAAGATTCATATACACAGACTTTTAATGCAATACTGGTTGAAAACAAGAATTCCATTTGAGTATAGTGTGCATCATTTGAACGAGAATAAGTTAGATGCAAGAAAAGAAAACCTATCTTTGATATTAAATAAGGCTCACAATAGAGAGCATAATAAAGGACGCATTTTTTCAGAGTCTCATAGGAGAAGAATCAGTATGGCAAATCATAATAGAAAAGGTTTAAAAATGAAAAAGCGTGTTCTTATACCATTAGAAGAGTTGAAAGCTTTTCTAAACGAAGGTAAGTCAATAAATTGGATTGCATCATATTATGGGTGTGATTGGTCTACTGTTAGAACGAGAATCTACGAGAACCCTGAACTTTTGGAGGTAAATCATGACACTATTCGATGAAGTACAGAAACTTAGCTCAGAAAGTCACGCAAAATGGTTTGAGCGATATTTTGAGAAATATAACCTAGAACAAAAACTAAAAACTTCTGCTCAAAAAGGTTATACAGGTTATTTAATCGATGTTTGGTCAGTTAGAGATGAATATCTCAGGAATCGATTAGGAGATGAAAGAACGTTGGAAGCGTTAAGAGAATTATTAGGAGCTGGCTTTACTGTCAAATATAAGCTTTATCTATCTAAAAATATTTTCACTGGACAAGATTTCGTTTCTAACAAGAAAATTCACATAACCTGGTAATAAAAAAAGCCAAGACACCCTCTGTCTCAGCTAATAGTTCTCGCAAAGACTATTATACCACAAAAGGAGATAGAGAGTGAATAAGGCTAAAGAGCTATTAAAAGAATTACAAGATCTGGACATGGACATTCAAAGCCGTATAGATGAAATCAATGAGCTTGAGGCAGGCTTGCTCTCAAGTCCCAAGTGGTCAGATGTCAAAGTCCAAGGCGGACAGACTAGAAAAGTTGATGACGTCTATACTCAGCTTGTAGTGATGAAAACGGCTATAGAACAGGATACAAAGGAAGTTATTAACAGGAAACTTGAACTAGGTAGAATGATTAACAAGCTGACAAATCCAAAAAGCAGGTCTGTTCTTAGAATGACTTACATTACTAAGACTTACATTGAGGATATTTGCGACAATTTGAGAATTAGTAAGGCAACTTATTACAGATTACGCAAACAGGCTGAGTCTGAACTAGAGGAGACTATCATAGACAAAGTGAGCTAAAGTGAGTGCGCATGAAGTCTAAAATCTGTTAGAATGGTAGTATCAAGAATTAAGGGTGAGCATCAATATATCACTCATTAACTTAAAAATGGTTGCAGCAGCGACTGGACCTTGCATGATTGCGTAGCTACTTATATCCTAGGTAAGTTATAAGCTAGAGGGTTTGATTCCCTCAGAGGTTGTTAATGACTACAAAAAAATAAAAAAAGAAAGTATTTCAAAATAGATTCCTAATTAACAAGCAAGGTAGTAGTCGCCTTGTAGTAAGGACATAGCTCAAGTGGTAGAGCGGTAGGTTGTCACCCTATTGGTTGCAGGTTCAAGTCCTGCTGTTCTTATGAGAGGTCTTAAAAAGGTCGCACATCGTGTGGCTTTTTATTTTTGAAATGATTGTATGAAACCAAAGAAGCTAATAATACTTGGTGGTAGAAGAACCTCAGTAGACTACGACCAACGAAACGATGAGTACACAGAGTACAATCGTACTCGCTGGAAGTACGACAAGGATGTCAAGAGGTTCTATAATTCATCTATTTGGAAGCGAACAAGCAAACAAGTCTTGCTTGAATCTGATTATGTCTGTGCGATGTGTGGAGATGAAGCAACAATGACTGACCACATCGTAAGCGTTAAGAGAGATTGGTCGAGGAGATTAGATCGGACCAACCTGCAAGCGAGTTGTAAGAGATGTAATGATAAGAAAGCAATTCAAGAAAGATGTTCAATAAGTGTAAAGTAGTAGTAAACAATATGGATTTAACTATTAAAACACGAATGAAAATTGAATCAGATTAAGGATAACGTAAGGAAATACGGTTAATTTTGTACGGAAATACCCCCTTTGTTTTTGAACGGGGGTATATAACGTTCGGGAATAGGAACGCTGCCCTCTTCTGTGCAAAAAATTCCGTTTTTGAAATGTTTTAACTGTAAAAAATGATGTAAAGGAGGTGTCTCATGGGACGAAAAATGAAGATAGTAGAATCGACTAAAAGTCATTTAACAAAAGAAGAGAAAATTGCCAAAAAAACCATACAGGAAAAGGCTTCAGATGGTTTGGATGCTTTGCAATTAACGCCACCAAAGCACTTCGACCCAATTGCAAAAGCAGAATACAAACGTGTGATTGAAGACCTTAGAAAACTACCCCTAAGGAATCTAGATCGGGCAGTATTGGAAACATATTGTACCTGGTATGCGGTCTACAAAGAAATCTCTCGTGGATTGCAAAAGGAAGGATATGTTTATGAAACAGAAAAGGGTAAGGTTCTACCAAATAAGATGTTGTATAGTTTAGAACGTGCTACTACTAATCTATCAAGAGCAGCATCGCAATTGGGATTAACCGTGGATAGTCGCATGAAATTATTTGTGCCACAAGTTGAAGAAAAGAAAACAAGTATTTTTGATAAGTTCGGAGGGTGACGATGAATAAGTACCAAGAATTAGTTAATCTAATTAAGAAAAATAAGATGACAATCACGAAAAAAGCTTGCTATGATTCACAAAGTGGTTGGTCTGGAGCAAACATCATCATAAAAGATGATCAAGATTTTGAATTTGATTTGTCTGGTAATGGATACTGCTTTAATGATAATCAAGTTGATGAAGCGTTGTCGGCCATTAAAAGTTATCTTGAATATAAAAACTTAACTACGTTCGAAGCATTTAAAAAATACATAGAGAATAAAGCTATTTCTAAATAGAAATGGCTTTTTCTATTTTAGGCCGTTGGTGTAGAGGAAACATAACAAGCTCCAACCTTGTAGTCGTGGGTTCGATTCCTGCACGGTCTGTTACGTGCTAGAAAGGAGGTAAAGTATGGCATACGATTACTCTTGTATCCATGAAAAATATCATGATGTAGCATATGAATATGCAAAAGATGTAATCGATGGGAAACGAAATGTCAGTAAGAAAGTTTATAAAGCGTGTTTACGTCACTTACGAGATTTGGCGAAAATTCCCAATAGCGATTACGACTACTTCCCGAATATGGCACAAAATCCGATAGATTTTATCGAAATGCTACCAGATGTTAAGACTGGCAAGCCATATCCACTGGCTGATTTTCAGAAATTCATCTTATCGAGTTTGTACGGTTGGAGGAAAAAGTCCGATGTAAGTATACGACGATTTAAGAAAGCACTAATCAGCTTGGCCAGAAAGAACGGAAAGACAATTCTTGTAGCAGGTATTTTACTTTATGAGTTTTTGTTTGGCCGCAATCCAGCAATGTCTAGACAGCTTTTTTGTACCGCAAATGATAAAACCCAAGCTAAAATCGCTTTTGAGATGGCTCGGAAGCAACTGGACGCGTTGAGGGCACAAGATGAGGACGTCAGGAAGGCCACAAAGCGTGTCAGAGAAGAGTTGAGGAACTTGGTGGATGAATCCTATATCCGTCCGTTAAGTCGCGATACAGGGGCTGTAGATGGCTTTGAACCATATGTCGGAGTGTTGGACGAGTTCGCAGCATCGAAAACCAATGAGATGATTGAATTGCTTGAATCTGGTCAAGGGCAGTTGGACAATCCGTTAATTTTGATTATTTCAACAGCTGGACTAGATTTGAACGTGCCGATGCACACAATCGAATATCCATACATTGAGAAAGTTCTTGATGGAGATGTTGAGAATGACGAATATTTTGCATTTATTGCTGAACAAGATGATGAAAAGGAAATTACGGATGAAGCCAACTGGATAAAATCAAATCCAATTCTTGAAGTTAAAGCACTCCGTGACAAGATGATGGCCTACCTACGAAAACGTAGGAAGGTATCACTTGAAACTGGAACGGTGAATGAAGTTCTGGTTAAGAACTTCAACATGTGGAGACAATCCTCTGAAGAATCTTACATGGATAAAGAAAGTTGGTCTAAAGTTAAGATTGATAAACCAGATACGAGAAAACGTAGAGTTTGGCTAGGTGTTGACGTAGGTAGGTCAAGCGACTTGTTTTCTATTTCTCCAATGGTGATGATGGATGATTACTGGTATGCGGATAGTTTTTCTTTTGTAGCCACTAAATATGGTTTAATCGCTAAAGAAAAGAGAGACGGTGTTTCTTATACCAATTTGGAGCGAATGGGCGAATGCGAGATTACCACTCTTGAAAGTGGTGTTATCGATGATGAGCGTGTTCTTGAGAAGATTGAAGAAATGGTTTATGAGAATGATTGGGAATTGCAGGGTATTTATTTTGACCCTTACCAGTTTGGTTCGTTATTGACCATGATTGAGAAACGACATCCTGAGTGGCCTTTGACGCAAATACCACAGACCACCATGGTTTTGAACATGCCTACCAAGCAATTCCGTGATGATGTCCGATTAGGGAAGATAAAACATAGCGGAAATCAGTTGCTAACTATGGCAGTGAATAACGCTTATACTCGTGTCGATAACAACGGTATGAGGATTGATAAGAATAAAAATAGCAATAAAATCGACCCTTTGGATGCACTTTTAGATGCGTATGCAGCTTGCTATTTAGAACCATTTGACGGGACAGGTTACTGGACGAACGAAAAAATATTGAAAGGAGATTCGCTGTTTTAATGTTGAAGAAAATCTTAAATCATATACACACAATATTATTGCTGATTGGAGTAGGATTAATATCTTACGGTCTTTTCTCGATTGATGAAGTAACTGGCTTTATAGGTTCGGGTATTCTTGTATCTTTATTGGCTACACTTATCAATATAGAAAGGAGGTGAGAATCTAATGGCTTTTTTTCAATCTTTGAGTTCGTCAAAATTATCTTATGACGACTATATATCATCTGTGGTATCTGCCAATTCAAGCCCTGAATATACCGGTATTAAGGCTTTAAAAAATAGCGATGTCTTGACTGCTGTATCTATCATAGCTGGTGATGTGGCACGTTTCCCACTGCTAAAAAAAGATTTAATGGGGAATATTGAGATAGATGAGAATATGAATTATCTTCTAAATGTGAAAGCGACTGGGAATGCTTCGGCTAGACAGTGGAAATTCGCAATGACAGTCAATACCATTTTAACTGGGAATTCATTTTCTCGTATTCTTAGAGATCCTGCAACTGGCAAAGCAATGGAATTTCAGTTCTTTAGACCGTCTGAAACAACTGTTGAAGAAACAAACGACCATGAACTGATATATACATTCCGTGACCAGTTGAGTGGTAAAGAGGTTCGTTGTCACTCGGATGATGTTATTCATTGGAAATTCTTTAGTCACGACACAATACTTGGACGTTCTCCGTTGTTGTCTCTTGGAGATGAAATCAGTCTTCAAAATGGCGGAATTAATACCTTAATTAAGTTTTTCCGTGATGGTTTTTCAAGCGGAATTATTAAATTAAAAGGCGCTCAGTTAAACGGTGAAGCCAGGCAGAAAGCACGTATGGACTTCGAGAAAATGCGTGAAGGTTCAACTGGTGGAAGTCCTCTTGTCTTTGACGATACTCAAGAGTATACTCCTCTTGAAATCGATACAAACGTCTTGCAGTTGATTACGTCAAACAACTTTTCAACTGCCCAAATCGCTAAAGCTTTGCGAGTTCCTAGCTTTAAATTAGGAGTGAACAGTCCAAACCAGTCTGTCGCTCAGTTGACGGAAGATTACGTTACTAACGACCTTCCTTTTTATTTTGATGCAATCACTAGCGAGTTGGGATTAAAAGTGCTAGATGATGATGAACGTAGAAAGTATCGTGTTGAATTTGATACTCGTAGCGTTACAGGTCGTAATGTTGATGAGTTAGTGAAACTTGTTAACAATCAAATCCTGACACCGAACCAAGCGCTCATTGAACTTGGTAAAGAACGTTCGAGCGATCCGAATATGGACCGCTATCTATCTAGTTTGAACTACGTCTTCTTGGATAAAAAAGAAGAGTATCAAATAATGAAAGGAGGTGAGACAAGAGATGCCAAAGAGAATCAAGATGAAGGGACCGCTGATCTCGAATAATCAACAAGAAGTCTATGATTATTTTGGGATGGAAGCGGTCAGTGCTAAATCTGTGGTGGATGCTTTTCCAGAAGATGGAAGTGATGTGGTGCTAGAGGTTAACTCAAACGGTGGCTTGGTTACTGTTGGAAGTGAAATCTATACTGCATTACGTTCATATCCTGGGCGTGTCACAGTAGAAGTGACTGGGATGGCTGCAAGTGCTGCAAGCGTCGCAATTATGGGAGCGGATGTGGTTCGTATGAGTCCAACTGCTCAAATTATGATACACAAAGCGTTATTGCCATGGGTTTCGGGCAATAGCGATGATTTGGAAAAAGCGTCGAATGCTTTAAAAGCAAGCGACCGAGCCATTGTTAATGCTTATGCGTCTAAAACAGGCCTTGAAGAATCTGTTATCATCGACATGATGAAAAACGAGACCTTCATGAGTGCTGAAGAAGCGGTTGAAAAAGGTTTTGCTGATGAAGTAATGTCCTTTGAAGACCATGGAGTTGTTGCAAGCTTTGGAACAGGAATGTTGCCACAAGCAGTTATTGATGATTTCTTTGCTAATAAATCGAGTCGTAAGAACGAAATTGAAGCAATGAAGTTAGATTTGGAAAAAGAAGAATTACTTAAAGGGCTGTAAGGCTCTTTTTTTATACCCAGAAAGGAAAAGTAAGGTATGTTTAAAGAAAAAATGAAAGAACTTAAAGCACAAATCTTAAATATTGGTGCTGAAATTACTGCTAAAACAGAAGAGTTGAAAACTGTTTTGAACGAAGGTGATCTTGAGAAGGCTCGTGAAGTGCGTGCTGAAATTGATTCTTTGAAATCACAAAAAACAGAAGCAGAAAATGACTTGAAGTCATACGAAGTTGCAGAAGCTGGTTCTGATGTAAAAACTGTTGGACAAGCTCATAAAGTTGAAGAAGAAACTAAATCTTATCGTGAATCTGTAAATGAATTCATCCGCTCTAAAGGTCGCATTCGTAATGAAAATCTGCGTTTCGAAGGTGAAAATGAAGTGCTTGTTCCTGTTAATGAGGCAGTTAACCCTGCAACAGATGGATTGAAAAAAACAGGAACTGAAAAAGTAACTAGCAAAGAAATTGTTACTACACCAATTCGTGAAGTCAAGACAGTTCTTGATCTTAAACAATTTGTGACAATTCACAAGGCATCTAAAGGCGAAGGTTCATACCCAATTCTTAAAAAAGCTACGTCTAAGATGGCAAGCGTAGAAGAATTAGAAAAGAACCCAGCTCTTGCTAAGCCAGAATTTACAGATGTCGCTTGGAAAGTTACGACTTATCGTGGTGCTATTCCACTTTCACAAGAAGCAATCGACGATGCTGATGTAGACTTGCTTGCTATTGTCGCTGAAGCAGCTACCCAAATCAAAGTCAACACCACGAACGACGCAATTGGTGGTGTTTTGAAAACGTTTGAAGCAAAAGAGGTGGCGGATTTGGATGCTATCAAGGCTATCTTGAACGTCAACCTTGACCCTGCTTACAATGTGTCATTTGTAGTTTCTCAAAGTTTCTACCAAAAATTGGATACAATGAAAGACAAAAATGGACGTTACTTGCTTCAAGACTCTATTGTTTCTGCATCGGGTAAAGTTTTCCTTGGTCATCCCGTATTTGTAGTTGCTGATACGGCTCTTGGTGAATCTGGTGAAGCTAAAGCCTTTGTAGGTGACATCCAACGTGGTGTGCTATTTGCAGATCGTGTAGACCTTGGGCTTCGTTGGACTGATAACGAAATCTATGGTCAATACTTGCAAGCGGTTGTTCGCTTTGATGTTAAGAAAGCTGATGCAAAAGCTGGCTACTTTGTAACTATGCCCTAATACGCCCCCAGTTGGCGGGGGTGTCTCACGGTCAGCGGTAACATCAATTGTACCAACCGCAAGTAACACCAAACAAGAAATCATGGATTATTTAGATAGCAAAGGGATTTCTTACACAGCCTCACAATCGAAAGAGCAACTACTAGCTTTGATTGGAGGTTAGAAATATGGATAATGAAATATTCGACTTTTTAGAAGAAGTTAAATTGTACTGCAAAATCGATTATGATTTTGAAGATGATTTACTAATTGAGATGATTGAAGCAGCAAGGGAACAAATTTGTTTCGCAATCGGAAATGACTTGCAACCTAAAGATCTGCAAGGCTATGCGAAATTCCGTCTGGCGGTTAAGAAGCAAGTCAAAGAAGAGTATGAACACCGTGGAATGTCAGCGGATACCATGCGGTATCCATTGGCTAACGGTGTTTTAAATATCATTCATCAACTTAGAACGAGAGGTGAAGTGGATGAGAACTCGTAAAATGAACGTTCGTATTACTTTTTTTAAAAAAGTAGGTGAACAGAACGAAGATGGGGAAGTATTAACTTTCAAAAAGAAATGCTTGTATACTTGCTGGGCAGAAGTATCAAAAACAAGTATCAAAGATTTTCGTGAGAACGCAACCGTCACGAAAGCTAGTGGCTTACTTGAACACAAAGATACTAAAACGTTTTTGATTCGTCATCTCCCAAAATTACTTTTTGATAATTCTTGCCATATCGACTTTGATGGATGTGAGTATCAAATCGTCGCAATTGAACGAGATTATGCGAATAAAGAGTTTGATTTAATCGCAGGGGTGATGATGTCATGACGAAAGGATTGGATCTTTGCCTTAAAAATCTTACGATACTTGAAGCAAAAGCACCTCGTGTTGCTCGTGAAGCTGTAACAGAAGTCGCTCAAGAGTTCAAGAAAGAACTTGAAGTGAACACTCCGGTATACAAAGAAGAAACCTATTCACGATTGAAGGAAGATGTGAAAGTCAGTAACTTCAAAAGTGGTGGTGATGCACCATCAAAAGATATCGGATACGGTCGTGCAACAGGTTGGCGCGCAAGATTTCCAGATGACGGAACAATTTATCAAAAGTCTCAAGGGTTTGAGGAAAAAACAATAAATGCAATGACTCCTCGTGCAAAAGAAATCTATTTACAAAAGATGAAGGGGGTGTTGGGTAAATGATTGCCGAAACAGAAGCGTATAAACTTTTGATAGCAGATGAACCTCTGAATCAATTGTTTGATCAGTTCAGAGGCAAGGTGTTTCCAAAGGAATACAAACAGGGTATTTTTACTTATGATATTCCTGAGAAACCAATCAACATGAAACGAAAAGAACTTGCTCCATTCGCAAGAATTTACTCCACTTACGAAACACCTCACGAGTATGCAGACGATAAAGTAATTGCGATGGAACAACGTATTACAATCGATTTTTGGTGCAAGAATGCTAAACAAGCTGACCAAATCAACAAACGATTGGATACGGTACTAGAAAGTGGCGGCTTTGAACGCTACACAGCAAATGAGAAACCCAGATACATGGATAGCGATATTGGACTATTAATGAATGTCCGAAAATATCGCTTTTTTGATTGGGAAGATCTCGAAAAAGAAAGGAATTAAATAAATGTCTAAAGTAAAATTTGGTTTGAGCGGATTTGAGTATGGTGTTGTAACAGATAAGAATCTGGTTCCAACTACTAAAAAAATCCCTGGTTTGAAAACTGCAAAGATTGATATCACAAATGAATTAAAAACAATCGCAGCTGATGATGGACCTTACGTTGTATTGTCGTCTGGTATCACAGGTACAACTCTTGAAGTAGCTTGGTTGGATTTACCAAGTGATGTTCGTAAGGATTTCTACGGAATTGAAGTGGAAAACGGTATTGAGAAGTACAGCAAGAAACTTACTCCTCAAGACATCGCTTGTCTTTTCAAAACCACTGGAGAAGACGGGAAGAAAATCTGGATTGGATTGCTTAAAGGTAAATTCTCTCTTCCAGGTATGGATTACGAAACTAAAGATGGTTCGCCAGATCCTAAGAACGATACAGTTTCAGGAAGCTTCGTAGCTCGTGGAAACGAAGAAGAAGGATTGGTACTTATCGTTGGTCGTGAAGACAATCCTGAGTTCCAAGAAACTAAATTCCGTGAGATGGTTTTCCCAAAGGCCTAAGCGGTGCTAGTTCAGAATTAGCAGTTACCGCTGAAACAACAAGAACACTAGAACAACAGTAATAAGAGGCTTGGTTTTCCAAGCCTTTATCATTTATGAGGAAAGAGAATGTTTGAAATTAAATTTAAAAAAGCAGGTGTTTTGAAGGAATTTTCTAAAGACTATGTGAATGTCGAAGATAATTTGCTGGCATTAGAACACCAAGTCCGTCAGACTGCTTTATATGAAACAAAAGAGGATTTACTAAATCCAGCTAAACACCGTGAATTGAATGAAGCATATCTTGATATGTTTGTGAAAATGTACGGTGAGCAGTTTGCTGCAGAAGATTTAAAAACTGCAAGTGTTGAAACTCTTGAAACCTTGAATGACCTTTATTTAGCCGCATTAGGTGGCAAGCAAGAAGAAAAAGAGACTGCCAAGGGAAAAAAGAAGAAAAAGGATTGACCCCTAAACAAGCACAAGAAAACTTGTTAGCTTGGGTTCAATCATTAATGAGTCAAGGATATACAATCCATGACATTAAGAGCATGCGTTTATCAGATTTTGATTTGATGGTGCAGGCTTTGGAAATAAAAAATAGCAAAGAGGAAGAAGAGACTACCCTTGATAAGGCCTTTCCATTCCTTTTTGGTTAGAAAGGAGAGTAAATGGCAAGTAATATTGGTGAATTAGTCGCAACCGCTACTTTAGATGTCGCTCCTTTCCAATCGAACGTTGGAAGGTTGAAGACTTATCTAAAAGGTGTTGATAATTCCCTAAAAGCTATGGAAAACAACTTTAAGGGTGCTGGCAAGAACGTCACTAACTTAAAGAGTCTTATGGATCAGACTGGTTCTGCTTTGGGCAATTACCAAAAGTTATTGAGTTCTCAAAGCGAACGATACAATCAGCTAAAAGCTAGCGTTGGCGATGTCTCTACGGCTACTGCAGAACAGAAACAAAAGTTACTTGAAGCAGGTGCTAGCATGGCTGCAACTGCTGCTAAAGTAGCGGAATTAAAAAACCGCTATGAAGAATTAGCTAAATCCATGAGACAAGCCTATATAGACGATAGTGCGTTCACTAAGTTTGGAAAAAGCGCTCAAGAATTGGGCAATAAATTCAAAAATGTTGGCGAAAGCGTATCTGGTTTTGGTTCTGCTCTGACTAAAGGCGTGACTGCTCCTATCGTAGCTGGCGCAGGATTAGCCTTGAAAGCTGCAATCGATTATGAGAGTGCGTTTGCTGGTGTTAAAAAGACCGTAGACGGAACACCTCAACAATTTGAAAAACTTAGCGCTAGCATTCGGAATATGGCTAAAGAAATGCCAGCTAGTGCTACGGAAATTGCTGCAGTCGCTGAAGCGGCAGGACAGTTGGGTGTACCGATTGGATCAATCGAAGGTTTTACAAAGACCATGATTAACCTTGGTGTATCTACCAACTTGAGCGCTGAAGAAGCTGCAACATCTATTGCCAAAATCGGTAACATCATGCAAGTGTCAGGAGATGACCTTGATAGTTGGTCTGCTAAATTCGGTGCAACGGTCGTAGGCCTTGGGAATAATTTCGCAACAACTGAAAGCGATATTGTAAACATGGCAAATCGTCTTGCAGCATCAGGTAAAATAGCTGGATTGACTACGCCTGAAATATTGGGTCTATCAACTGCCATGAGTTCGGTCGGTATTGAGGCCGAGGCTGGTGGTACAGCCATGACTCAAACTCTGACTTCTATCTCAAAGGCAGTGTCAGAGGGAGGAGAAGAGTTAAGAATCTATGCTGAAACTGCAGGAACAACTGCAGACCAATTCGCTGAAAAGTGGAAAACGAAACCTGCTGAAGCTTTGCAAGATTTCATTAGAGGACTTGGTAAAGCTAAAGAAGAAGGTAAAGATACCAACAAAATTTTGGAGCAACTTGGTCTAACAGGTATCCGACAATCTAATATGCTGAAATCTTTAGGTCTTGCAGCAGAAACAATGGGCAAGGCAGTTGGACTAGCGAACAGCGAATGGGAAAAAGGAACTGCATTAACAGACGAAGCGAACAAACGCTACGAAACAATGCAATCTAAACTTCAAATGCTCAAAAACCAATTGACAGATGTGGCGATTGAATTTGGAGGTCCGTTATTAGATGCACTAAAAGACGGATTAGAAGCAGCAAAGCCTTGGATAAGCACACTAGCTGATTTAGCTAAGCAATTCAGTTCCTTGTCTAGAGAACAACAGCAGAATATCATTAAGTGGGGTTTGGCGTTAGCTGCTATCGGACCTTTCTTTAAATTATTAGGTGGTGGCATATCTACCATAGGCACTCTCATAAAAGTTATCGGTGGTCTATCTAGAGGAATTGGATTCTTGAGTGGTTCGCTCAAGTATTTAAAAGATTTTAAGTTTGCAGCAGGCGCGATGAAAGCATTCGCTGGATCAGCAGGCGCAGTTGAAACTGCAGCAGCAGGCGCAGCGTCTAACGCAGGAGCGTTATCTGGTGCATTTGGGGCTTTAGCAAATCCAATCGGCTTATTAGTCGGTGGTACTGCATTGCTTGCAGCAGGTCTTGTTTACTTAGGTAACAAGAAAGATGAAGCAAGAATCAAAACCGAAGAGTTCGGCTCTCAATTGAGCGACACTGCAACTAAAGACTTAAGAGATTTCCAAACCAAAGTAGATGAAACTAGCACTGCAGTTGCTAATTTCGGAACACACGCTGGGGATGCTGAAAAGGTATCTGAGTCCTTTAGAAAGCTTCATGAAGAGGTTGCTTCAGGAGCAGAAAAAGCCAGCAAACGTATGGAAGAACTAGCTAAAAAGTGGGGTATTAGTGATGAAGCAATCGCTAATATGAAAGCGAAAAACGAGCAAGTTGTTTCAAATACCGATGCAATGGCTAATCAGGTCAGTGAAATTTACAAACGTCATAACGGTGATGCTAGCAAGTTTTCTCAAGAAGAAAAAGAAATCGTCTTAAATAACCAAAGAGAGATGATAAAAGCTAGAATCTCTATGATGGAATTGTCAGGCGAACAACAAAAAGCAGCAATTCAAGCATTAAATGGAGAAATCAATACTCTAAATGAAACTCAATTACATCATGCTAAAGATGTTTTGAAAAAAGCTCTTGATGATGAGAATCAATTATACAAAACACAAAAAGACGAGTTAAAACAACTCTTAGATGGTAAGGTTCTTGACCAAGAAACTTACAACAAGAAACTTCAAGCACTGGAAGCTAACCATAATCAAACAATGGAAGCGCTAGGCGTTAAGTATTACCAGGTAATGAAAAATCTTGACGCAAAACTTAAACTCCGCGGTTCTGAAAGTTTCAATTACTGGGAAGAAGCTAAAAAAGTCCTTGAGGAATACGGCTTGTCTTATGAATTGATTGGTCAAAAAGCTGCAGAAGCATCGCAAAAGATGGGAGAATCTCATAGTATTCTAGCCAAGTATACTAGCGAAATGAGTAAAGAGACTAAAGAAGCGAATGACGCTTGGTCTTTGTTGGTTGGTAATATCAATGAAAACGGTAATTTTGAAGTTAAATCCAACGTTAAAGAAGTTATCGGAGAAGCTACCAAGTCCGCTGAAGGTTGGGAACAATTACAATTTATTGTCAAAAATGCTAACTTAAACTCAAATGCCCGTGTGACAATTGCAGAAGCGCTTGTTGAATCAGGCAAATGGTCTGAAATGACATTAGAAGAAAAGCAGTTGGTTGTCCAAAACCAAGCAGGCTTGCAAGCTATTTTTGATAGTGAAAACCATCTTAAAATTTGGAATAGCATGCCAGCTGAAGTAAAACAATTGCTTTTAGAAAATGCAGATGTGATGAACAAGGCTGAGATAGCTTCACAAGTTCTTTATAATTACGATGCACTAAATCCTAAAACAAAGGAACTTTTGGCAACGGATAAAAATTTCAGAGATGCAGTGTCTCGTTCTACAGAAACCTTAAAGAAGTGGGACGCTACAACTCCATTTCCTAAAGATTTAAAATTAAATCCTGAAAATGTCTTAAACAATGGTAAGTTATCAATCGATAAGATTATGGAATGGAACCTTGCTAAAGCAGATAATAAGGTATTAAATGCTACAGACAATACTGGTAGTGCAGTAGCAAGTGCGCAAGCTAGTGTTGATTCTGCCAAGCAAACTAACCCTATTGATATCAATGCAACAGATAATACTGCAGGCGCTTCACAATCTGCAAATGCAAGCGTGAACTCGCCTACACAATTGAGTCCTATCGGAATTAATGCGACGGATTTAACAGGAAATCCGTCTTATTCGGCAAGTGTAGCAGTTAATGCTATTAAGCAAAATTTTCCAATCGATATTAATGCAACCAATAAAACTCAAGGCGAAGCGAATGCTGCAAGCAATGCGGTTAATGCAGTTAAGCAAAACAGTCCGATAGATATCAATGCCAATAACAAAACTGGCGGAGTGATTAGCGCTGTCTGGAATGCGATAAGCTCATTACCAGCATTTAAGTTTATTGATATCATCACACGTCATTTTACTGAACAACATGCTAAAGGTACAGATAATCACCCAGGCGGTCTTGCAATGGTCAACGACCAACGAGGGACGCTGTATAAAGAGTTGATTACACTACCCAACGGAACTTCGTTTATTCCGGAAGGTCGTAACGTAACCTTACCACTTCCTCCTGGAACGAAGGTCATGAAAGCTGGTGATACTAGAACGTTGATGAATCGTTTGGGTATTCCGAACTATGAGAAGGGTATTGGTTTTGAAGATACCAAACTTTCTCATTTAACACGTCGCATAAGAGATATCAATGTCAATAATCGTTCGCATGAACAAGCGAAAACAGTCTACACAGTTAATAATACGAACAATCAAGATCAAGCTATTGTGAGAGAATTGGTTGCTTTAAAATCTAGTGTAGAAAATCTCTTGGGTAAATTGCTAGAAAAAGATTTCAATACGTATCTTGATGGTAAGATGATGGCTGAAAACTCTTATCGTTATCAGGGGAATATCATAGGAAGAGAGGGATTGTGATGACAAATTATTTAAAAGTAAATGATTTTACGACTGCCAATATCAAGCATTGTGTAGTCATGGATTTTGGAACAATCCATGCAAGCCCTCGCTTCTCAGAACAGATAAAACTTTACGGAACAAACGGAAGCTACAACATCATCGATGGCGCTTTTGAAAATTACGATAGAACGATTCGAATATTCTTTGAACGTTTTTCGGATTTAGCAACACTCGTTGAAAAGTTTAAACCAGTTGATAACAAGCTGGAATTTAGCTATCAACCAGAAGCCATATTTTATGCCGATTTACTAGATACGGAAATTACTGTAAGAGGAATGTATGGCTGGGAATTGGCAATTAAGCTAGATATGCAACCGTTCCGTTATCAGAAATCTGTTGAACCGCTGGTCTTTACCGCAAATGGAAATATTAGCAATCCAGGTTCAGTCTATAGCGAACCAGTAATCGAGATTGAAGGTGACGGAGATATCTCTCTGACAATCGGACGTACAACCATGCACTTGACGATTAGACAGAAAGCCACGATTGACTGCAGGCACAAGAAACAAAATATCTACAATGCTGAAGGTGCTATTCAAAACACTCTTCGAAAACGTGGAGGGTTCTTTGAATTAGCGGTTGGAAATAACGGTCTTGTATTTTCTGGAAATGTTCGTAAGGTGACTGTAAGACCGAATTGGAGGTATATCATATGATTTACCTTACCACTGGCAATATGCCTCTGAATGAGGCTTACAATGACGAAATCGTCCAAGAACGAAATAATACGTACCAACTGACTTTTCGATTCCCTACGTCAGACCCTAAATGGGAATTGCTAAAAGAAGAAACATTCCTGACCGCTGACGATCTTCACGGTGAGCAGGATTTTGTTATTTTCGAAGTTGAAAAAGAAAATGGATATGTCCAAGTTTATGCCAACCAAGTTCTTAGTTTATTAAACAACTATGTCGTGAGCGGAATCAACGCTGACAGGGTGACTGGTTCGAGAGCGTTAAGTTTATTGGCTGGTAGTATTACCAGAGAACACCCGTTCTCTTTCTTCTGTGATATTGAGGATAGACATACCTTCAATATTAAAGAGAAGAATGCGATGGAAGCCTTAGCTAAAGAAAAACATTCTATCCTTGGCCAATGGGGCGGGGATATGGTGCGAAATGGCTACAACTTACGCTTGTTAAAAAATGGCGGTTCAGAAAATGAATCACTTTTTATGTACAAAAAAAACCTGTCTAGCTACCAGCACAAGACTTCTACCAAGTCACTGAAAACTCGGATAACCTTTAAAACGACTGTTAAGGGTGAGGGAGAAAATGCAGTTGACCAAGATTTCAAGGTCGTAATTGATAGCCCGTTGATTAGTAAATATAGTCAAATCTATGAAGCAGTCGTTGAGGTTAATGATCAAGACGTCAAAGACCAAGATAGCTTAATCAAGTACGGGAAACAATACTATCGTACCAGCATGTGTGACATGATGGAAGATAGCCTTGAGATTTCGGTCGTTGGTCAGAGCGATGTAGCAGTTCAAATGTTCGATGTGGTCAGTATCTACCATGATTGGTATGGTCTTGACGTTCGCAAGAAAATCACCAAATACACCTACTCACCAATGGCAAAGCGCCTAAAATCAATTGGTTTTGGGTCATTTCAGTCTAGTCTTGCTAGTGCAATTGGTGGAATGGTTAATGATGCAGTCCAAGGCGAAAGTCAGAGATTGCATGAGATTTTAAACGAACGCTTAAAGAAAGAAATCGCAAATTCCGACCGTGCGTTTGATGCTGAATATTCAAGACGTGAGAAAGCTATCAAGGACGCGATAGAGCAGTACAAGGCTAAAGCTGAAGAATTCGGCGCTAAAATCCACGAAGAGGTGGAGAAAGGACGTCCTGATTTCTTGAAGTCAATCAAGGAAGAATTGCTTCAAGATAAGGATTTCAAAGAGAATAACAAAGATGCTATTTCTGAATTATCCAAGAAATTGGAACAGGTCAGCGAATCTGCAAGTGTCAACGCTCGTTTAATTGGTGGTGACGGTACTACTCAGTACAACAAGAACCGAGTTGCTGGTGGAACTGCTAAGAAGATAGCCTACGGTACTGATTTCGTTGAAGTTGGACATAATGGTGACGGCTTCGAATTAGGTAAACAGTACGTTATCAGCTGGTCGGGTGTCTGCACGCCTTACGGTAAGGCAGATGTTACTCTAACAGTTAACAGTAATCTGTTCTACGGTGGACACGTTCGATTTAATCCAACCAATACTATTATGCCAGTGATTGAGCAGGATATAACCAATAAGACCGATAAGGTTCTATCTGTCTACTATGGCGGATATAGCGTTGTATTCTCGGGTGATTGGTATCAGACACAAGAGCAATCTGTAATGATTGACAATCGAAATTCAAGGATTGAAATCACGCCAGTTTATAAAACGGTTGCTGATGGGCAAAATGCTAGATATGACGCAAGTTGGAACGAGAGTCCAACTTTTATTTTTGACGGAGGTAAAACATGACGGAAACAATACCCGTAAGGGTGCAGCACAAACGCATGTCAGCCAGTGATTGGGCAAGTAGTAGCTTGGTTTTGCTTGACGGTGAGTTAGGTGTTGAGAGTGATACTGGTAAGGTCAAGGTTGGAAACGGGCGTGACCGATTTTCAGCTCTTAAATATCTAACAGGACCAAAGGGAGATCCTGGAGAACGAGGTGAAACTGGACCCAGAGGTGCTGACGGTGTTATGCGTTTTGAAGAGTTAACGAGTCAGCAACGTGAAAGTCTAAGAGGCCCACAAGGAAATACTGGTCCAGCAGGACCTGCAGGTCAGAGAGGCCCTCAGGGTTTGCCTGGACCAATAGGACCACAAGGTCCGAGGGGCGCAGATGGCGTTGTACGATTCGATGAGCCGAAAATACAACAAATCTTGGCTGATTATGCTAGAAAGTCTGAAATACCAATTTATCGTATTGCTAAAGGTGATATTTCTGGAGGAGGCGTTGGTGCTAATGGAACAATAGCAACAAGTCAAATCATGAATCCTGACGGTATCAAGGTTGGGGATATCATTGAAGACTATTGGAGTAGTGCCACAAGCGTTAACCAAGGCTTTTGGAAAGTAACGGCTGTTAATGGGACTAATATCTCTGTTCAAGGGATTGGTACGAGGGATTTTCCAACGCCTTACAATGACACTGAGTTAAAGCGCAGGGTTACGGCTTTGGAGAATAGGCCAGTAAATCAGAGTGTCATCAACCAGAACGGTTCTCAGCCATTGAAGTATTGGGCAGGAACAGAAGCGCAGTATAATGCTATTGCCAACAAAGACGCTAATACTATCTACGATATTTTCAAACAACAGTGAGGTTAGGAAATGGATATTACTATTCAAAACGTTCGTTCGCCCGCTCTTGAGCATAACGGACGGTACTACAAGGTATTCCAACCACGGTCACGAGATGAACTGCTGAAGCTTCATCATATGGGCTGCGTGGGTGATACTGTTCTAACTGATATCCAGATAGAGCAGGGTAATTTCCCAACTAGCTTTGTTGAGCCTACAGTCACTCAGCGCTCCTTGTCTGGTTTGTTTAAGGACATGCGAAACATTGAGTTGGAACTCAGAGACCCAAACAGCACTCTCTGGGGTAAAATTCAACAAAATAACCAAGGGGCATTGAGTCAATTCTTTGATAGAGATGTTAAGAGTGCCATAGCTCAGACGGCTAACGAAATAAGGCAGGAAGTACGAAATGCTACGGCTAGTAGCAATGATGCTCTTAGTCAGGCCAAGGACGAACTCAGGCGTGAAACGACTACAGCAATTACTCAGACTGCTAACGCTATTCGTCAAGAGGTAAGAACAACAGTCAGCAGCAGCAACTCAGCAATCAATCAGGTTAAAGAGGAATTAACAAGTTCACTCTCACAAACTGCTACCGCTATTCGTCAAGAGGTGCGTGAAGCTGGTAAAGGCGCTTCGGTATCTGTGACGTCAAAAGGTGTCACAATCGGCGCTACTACCTTAACTGGTAAGCAGTTAGCCTCAGTGATTTCAACAAGCCAAGACGGTATTGACTTGATAGCACCTAAAATCCGAGTACAATCTGACATGATTGTGGACGGGTCTATCACAGGTAGTAAGATGGCAGCAGGGTCTGTCAGGGCAGAGCATATCGCAGCAGGAGCGATTTCTGGTGATGACATCACAGTAACAGATGCCTTGATTCGTAATCTAACTGCCAAGGACGGTTTAATTGAGAAATTAACATCCAAGGAAATCTTCTCTACCAAGGTATCATCTATTTTGAATAGTTCAACCTTCCTTGAGTCCTACAAAGGCTGGATTGGTGGATTCCAGATTGGTACTCACGATTCAGGCTCAGGTAAGTGGATAACAGGGAGCAATCACTTTTCTGTCGGAATGGGTGATGGCGAAGGCGGAGACGGTACAACTGCTTTATGGGTCAACTGGGGAGACCGCTGGGATAAAATAGGTGATACTGCTTGGTTTGTAAAAAACAACGGTAAGATGTATTGCTATAATACCGCTGAATTTTGGAACACACCCGTTATCCACGGTGATTTGCGAGTGACAGGTTCAATCTACTATAACAACAAAGCTGAAGGTGGTAGAGTTGGCCATTGGGTCTATTCAGAAAGTTATTCAAAAATAGAACCAGAAAATGGATATTTATATCTCTACTACAGTGGTTCTGGATATCACTGGATTCCGTTGGAAAAAGATGTATCAGATAGACGTTACAAGACCAACATCGAAGACAGCAAGGTTTCAGGTCTTGACGTTATCAATAATTTGAAAACGTATAGTTATAGAAAAGAATACAAGGGTGTAGTCGAAGATATCTCATGCGGTATCATGGCTCAAGACGTACAGAAATACGCACCAGAAGCATTTTGGGAAAACCCAGACGGTGTATACACGTATAAGGTATTTGAGTTGGTACCTTACTTAATTAAGGCAATTCAAGAATTAAATCAAAAATTGGAGGGAGTTAATGGATAAAGAACAAGCAATCAGCAAGTTAGTCGCTGAATCGCTAGCAAATCGTTTAGCAGAAAGCGAACTGAATAGAGCGCATTTAGAAGCACGTTATACGCTTGCTTTGACTGAATTACAGGTATTTCATGCGGTGTTGGAATACGACCCAGCACTTAAAGAACTATTTGAAGAAACACAAAACAAAATGAAAGAGGTTAATTAAATATGAATTATGAAGTAGCAATCAAGCCTTATCTTAAAGGTGCAGAAAACACAACAGTAGTCGCAATCAAAATGGAGAATAACGGTCGTTATTCTTACGAACAGGTCGAACTTCACGGTGACCACACACAAGACAATGAAGCTACACTTGTTCAAGCGGTATTAGACCATATCCGTACAGAACTTGACCCAACAAGCGCCATTGTGCAAGCACAAGCGAAATTGCAGGAAGCAGAACAGGAACTGGCTCAAACTAAAGCCAAACAGACAGCTACAGACCAAGAAGTTAAGCATAATAAAGCTGAAACCGACCGTTATGGAAAGATTATCCATGCGGTCGTTTTAAATGCCGTAGCAGGGAAGACAATCGCTTATGGAACTATCTACAAGGAATTGGTAGAGTTGATTCCACTGGCTGAGGTCGGTAAGCATTATATGCCTCATGACTTGATTACTATCGAAGACCCAGCACACGTTGAAGTGGACGGAGAAGGCAAGCGTATCTTGGTTCAGTTGAATAAGGAATTCACTTACAATGGTGAACCAGTCAGCGATTTCGCTCGTAATGGCCGTCTTGAGATGGACGGAACAGGAGCAGCATGGAAGTACGAACCTAAAGGATAGAGGTGCCTATGGACGTCTTACAATCAACAGAGCATTTCTTCATGAACGTGCTACCAGTAGCTACGCCAATCATTATAGCTTGGTTAGGCTATAAAATGCCTAAGAAATCAAAAGAGCAGACAGACCAAATCATTTCAGAATTGAATGATGTCAAAGTTAAAATCAAAGATGTCCAAGAAACTGCACGAGACAGCAATGCCAAAATTGACGAAGTACAAGCAAAGTTAAAACTGCACGACGATGCGCACCTTGTTACGATGAGAATGCGCCTTGATCGTGATATTCGCAGGGCTATCCGTCGTGGCTTCACTACTAAGGATGAGTTCTATGTAGTTGAGAACATGCACAATAGCTACAAGGCTTTGGGTGGAAATGGCTACATAGACCACTTGTACAACAATTTTGAGGCATTGCAGATTAGAGACGACATCTTATCTGAAGACGAGAAAGGAGCGCAGAATGGTCTATAATACGACTAATCTAGCTCAGTTTGACGGTGGCTACTTGATCAAACAAGGGGACATCTCTTCCACATTTGGTTATGAATTACTAGACGAGAATTGCCAAGCGATAACCTCGCTTAATGGACAAGAAGCGCTTGTCACATTGACTTTAGGAAATTCGCAATGGTCAAGGAGGGTCACGGTAGCCAATTATAGAATAATTTTTAGCATTACGGATATCTTACCAATCGGGAAGTATCGTCTGGAAATTAATGTAGGTGGATATGTATTTCCAAGTGACAAAGAAGCCCACATCAAGATAGTCGCGTCAGATAAAGAACTGGTTACAAACGAAATCCACGCTCTCAAGGAGTTGGATATTGCAGAAGAAGTTAAAAAGCAGCTTGCAGGAAAAACTGTAGGTGGTGATAGCACAGCAAGTCAGGAATTTCCTGACTTAGTGAATTTTTATAATTTAGGAAAGGTATAGAAAAATATGGATACAAGTAAATTGATTGCATTCGCTTCTGCATTAGGAGCGGATAACAAGACAATGATGCAGTTAATCAATACAAAGATTGATAATGCTACTTTAATGCAGGCTATCGAACAGGCTAAAACAGCAGTGAAAGCTGAGATCTTGGGCGAGGGTGTCCCTGAAAATCTTGACACACTGAAAGAAATCGCTGAGAAAATCGCTAGCATGAGTGGCGATACTGAAGGAGCCGTCGTTCAAAAACTAGCTGACCTTGGCCGTCGTATTGATGAATTTGCCAACCTTGATTTGGTCGCAACGTATAACGCAGCGAAAGCGTGATTGACATGAGCAATTTAGAGGAATTTGCTCAGGCGGTTGGCCGTGATGTTAAAATTCTGAACCAAAAACCAAGTCCTCAATTAACTCTAACAGGAAATACCCTCGGCATTGTCGGGGGTAATACTGTTAACATTCCGTTACCAGACAACGTAGGTCATGAAATCCGTGGGACAGGCTCACCAGAAGGGCGTATTGTCGCCGAAATCGGGACGACCTATGTAGATACCAACGTGACCAACGGCGCTCTTAAGTGGATAAAAGAGAGTGGAAATGGTAACACAGGTTGGAAAGTCTTAATAGGTGATACTGGATGGAGAACGTTGAATTCCTTATCGAAACTAACTGTTGGTGGTAGAACTTCGACAATTAAGATAAGACGTGTTAATAATCTAGTAACTTATAATTTCGGTGGTCTTCAATGGGGATGGTTCGGAATTGTAAGACGTTATGGAGCAGGACACGTAGGCCATGGAAGTAGTGGAGATAGAGGTGCTAAAGTTCTCCCTATTGATGGAATACCTCCAGGATTCAGAACTAAATCATCACTGGTAGGACCTACCTTTGACGATGTTGGTCGTCCTTATGGTGTATGGTATTTAGGTGGTATGGACGACTCAAACTATATTCAATTCACGTTCAACGACCCTATCCCAACTGACCGAGATATCGGAGATATTCGTGTAAGTAACGTCTCATATCTGACAGACGAACCATGGCCAACAACCCTACCGTGAGGTGACACATGAGAGACAGAACAAAAATCCTAGTAGGTAACCGTGAGGTTGCTAAAAGGTATTTAGGTAGTAGGTTGGTGTGGGAGAAACAGTCGGGACCAGCTTACTTTGAAACTGTTGATAACTCTGTCACATACATAAATAACGGACAGATTTTCATAACAAAACCAAAAACAATTACAGATTATACCGAAATAAAGGGTATTCGTATCAATAATAAGGAACCGTTCTTTTTTAAAACAGAACGGTTTAGAAATGAAGTCACATATCAAACATATATTCCTATATCTACAAATGAAGAAGGTTTAAAAGAGTACTTAGGTTTTGCAGAAAGAACTTTCATAAGACAAACCTATGCGTTATATAAATAGAAAGGTAACAACATGATTAATTGGAAATTAAGATTACAAAATAAATATTTTTGGCTAACTGCCATTCCAGCATTCTTGCTTGTCTTGCAAGCTGGTGCAGCAGTCTTCGGCTATCGTCTAGATTTAGGCGATATCGGCAACAAGCTGATTCTGCTTGTAAATGCGCTATTCGTATTCTTGACTGCTATTGGTCTAGTTAACGACCCAACAACCAGCGGTATCACTGATAGCAAGCAAGCGCTTGAGTATGAAAATCCGAAGGAGGATTAAGAATGGATATTGATACAAGCAGATTGCGCACAGGCTTACCACAAGTAGGTGTGCAACCTTATAGGCAGGTACACGCTCATTCAACAGGCAACCGAAACTCAACAGCTCAAAATGAAGCTGATTACCACATGCGTAGACCCGTTGAATCGGGTTTTTTCTCACACGTCGTAGGAAACGGACGTGTCATGCAAGTAGGTCCTGTAAACAACGGATCATATGATGTTGGGGGCGGTTGGAATGCTGAAAGCTATGCAGCAGTTGAATTGATTGAAAGCCATTCAACTGAAGAAGAGTTCATGGAAGATTATCCTCTTTATATCGAGTTACTACGTAATCTAGCAGAAGAAGCTGGTATTCCTGTTACTCTTGATACAGACGATCTTGCAGGTATCAAGACGCATGAGTACTGTACTAATAACCAACCTAATAACAATTCAGATCACGTTGACCCTTATCCATATTTGGCTAAGTGGGGAATCAGTCGTGAACAATTCAAGCACGACATCGAAAATGGCTTAACAATTGAACCAGGATGGAAACAAAACGACACAGGATACTGGTATGTTCGAGAAGATGGAACTTATCCAAAAGAGAAATTTGAAAAAATTAACGATGTGTGGTATTACTTCGATAACTCAGGCTACATGCTGGCAGAACAGTGGAAGAAGCACACAGACGGAAATTGGTACTGGTTTGACCACTCAGGCGCAATGGCGACAGGTTGGAAGAAGATTGCTGAGAAGTGGTACTATTTCAACGAAGAAGGTGCCATGCTGACTGGTTGGGTTAAGTACAAGAATACTTGGTACTATCTCGATACTAAGGATGGGAACATGGTATCTAACGCCTTTATCCAATCAGCTGACAAGACAGGTTGGTACTACCTAAAAGAAGACGGCACACTGGCAGACAAGCCAGAGTTCACAGTTGAGCCTGAAGGCTTGATTACAGTTAAATAAAACAGAAAGGAAACTTTCTAAATTGTTCTTTCACCGCAGGCTCAGGCTTGCGGTTTTTTTGTTTGTCTGAAATACGCTTGATAATCGCTTGAAATTTCTGGAAAACCTTTATAGATATAGGGTTATGAGTGTTCTTTTTCGCTTGAATATCTTTATTTTGCTCTGAAATTGACTTGTTGACATCAACCAATAGCTTTATAAAGCGCTTGGTTGCCAATTTTGTTGACGTTAACAAAATTAGAGGTTGTATTTCTATTTTGCAAAAACACGCATTTTGAACGATTAGAAATCAAAATTACAATCCTATTCTTCAAAAAAACGCTTTCTTGAAGAATAGGGAGGGTGTATGGCAGGGTATTATTGTCAAAAACGGTGTTTTGTAAAAATAAAAACAGTGAAATTACTCACTGATCCTTTTGTAAACTACTAAAACCTTCTCAACTATACGGGCAAAAAGTGAATACGATGATGAATACGATTTAAAAAAATGATAGCAATTAATGAAAATGATTTTAAAGAAAAATAAGCAAAAACCTAACTATTGATAAGTAATGATAAGCATTTGTAAACGTATTTCGATTGTGATATAATGAGATAAAATTTTGAATATAGAGAGTTTTCTGACAATGAATCAATCCTACTTTTAT